CTACGTAAAGGCAACGGTAACTGTCTTTGACTATGACGGAAACGTACACAGTGTGAGCGCCTCTGCCCGTGAGGAGGAAACCAAGAAAGGCATGGATGCATCACAGGTGACTGGAGCCACATCATCCTATGCGCGTAAGTATGCTCTCAACGGGATGTTCCTCATCGACGACACCAAGGACAGCGATGCCACGAACACCCACGGCAACGAGCCAGCCCAGTCACATGGACGTGTGCCAGTAGGTGGAGCGGCGGCACGTGACGCCATCGCAGAGGAGGAATCCAAGCAGGAACCCATGTCGATGATGGACAAGGCCGTGGCCTACCTGAAGTCAGCCACAGACCGCAAGACAGCCTACGAAAGCGTGATGAAGCACTACGGCGCACAACTGACTGACAATCAGAAGGATGCCCTGAAGAAGTTCATCCGATGAACCTGCCCCAACTCCTCGAGGCACGGTACGGGAAACCGCACCTGTCCTACAGCAGCCTCAAGCAATCTCTCGAGGACATCGCTCGGTTCGATGCGTACATGAAGAAAGAGATTACATACAAGTCCGATGCCCTTGACTTCGGAACCCTGTACGACATGCTCCTCTTCGAACGTGACAAGGCCATGGAGACATACATAATCGTGGACCACGAGTACATCCTCGAGCGTTGTTCTGCGGCCACCCAGTCCACCAAGTCACCCAAGGCCACCAAGGAGTACAAGGAGGTCAAGGAAGCCATCGAGAACGAACTCACAGCAAACGGCAAGGTCCTGTGTAACCCCGACGACTGGAAGACGGCCAACGACATGATTGACCGACTGCACACCTGCGGAATCACCAAGGAGTATTTCGCTGGTGACTACCAGGTACCCATCATGAAGAACATCCTCGACATCAAGGTCAAGGGATTCATCGACTGCTGGGACAAAGACAGGGCCATGGTTGTGGACAGCAAGTCCACACGAAGCATCAGTGGGTTCCGCTATGACGTAGGCAAGCTGTCTTACGACATCCAAGCGTACCTGTACATGCAGGCCACGTCAGCAAAAGAGTTCTACTGGGTTGCACAGGAGAAAGATTACCCCTACCTTCCCGCTGTCGTCAAGTGCAGCGAAGAGACACTCTTCAAGGGAGAGATGAAGACCCGAGCAGCCATCGCACGAATCAAAGATTTCCTCAAGAACGACAGTGACCCTAAATCTGATTTTGTCACCTATGAAGTCTAAGACCAAAGAAAGAATCAAGGACATCGCAGAGAACGTCCTAATCGTCGCAACCCTATTCCTATTCCATCTTTTAATCACCAATTTTGTTGAACAATGAGCAAAGAAAAAAACTACGACAGCGTCCTGATGGGATTCGCTGATGAGCCGAAGTACAATGACGGACAGCTGGTTAGCTGGCGCGTAAAGCTTCGGGATTTCGAAATCAAGGAAATCCTTGACCGATACCTTTCGAAGAATGCTGAGGGCAAGGGCCAAGCATACATCACCATGTTCATGAGTAAGGACGGTAAGCCTTTTGCTCGCGTGTACAACCCCAACAGCGAGTCAGCCAAGGAGTACCGCGAGAAGAACATGAAGCAGAATGAACGGCAGTCTGCCCCAGTCGCTGAAGACAACGACCTACCATTCTAAGATTCTCGGCTGTCTGTGTGTGATTGAATGGGGGTTGAGGGACATTGTGTTCCTCAGCCCCTCTTCTTTCGAAGCCGAGGCGAATGGAAAGCGATACACCTTCCACGCATGCATCATTGAACACTTCAACACCATGGTAGATATACCTGTATTTGAGGAGGACTTTTTGGTGATGTGCATAGCAAACAAGTCAGGTGACAACACCATCGTGCTCACCCATGATGACTGCAAGGAGGTGATGGGAACGTCTGTGGACTTTCACTGGGTGGCAGGATTCATAAAGAAAAGAATGAGCGTCACCGTTACCAATGAACAAAAACAGCCTACCGATTTACTACGTTGAACTCACCGTGACATACAAGCACGGAAAGAAAGAGATGACAAAGGACGTGTGGTGCATGAGCCACAGCACGGATGTGCTTGACATCATGGACGACCCCCTGTCAATCTCAACCATGGAGAGGCAGATATACTCCTCTACATACAAATCTGAAAAAAGAATCACAATTAAAAAAGTACGGACATGGAAACAACTCGGAATGACGAACCACAGCAGGTAGACATGGTCAACAGCCCCAATCACTACAGGTCTTTCCCCAAAGAGACGTGGGAGATGATGATTGACATCTGGGGTGTAGACAACTTCGTTGTGTACTGCGAGATAAACGCCTTCAAGTACAAGATGCGTGCAGGTGAGAAGCAAGGCCAGTCAGTTGAGCAAGACTTGCAAAAAGCTGAGTGGTATCTCAAGAAGGCAAACGACTACAGGAAATGAAAGTAACCCTGTACAGGTCTATCCACGACACGGATAAACCATACCATATCCATATGGACGTAGCGCTGGACAGAATCCAGCAGGGCAAGTCCAAGGACACCGTGGAGCGGTTCCGTACAAGCAGGGAACGGGAGGACAAGATGTCACTTCCTGTGGTCCTGTGGAGCGGCACGTTCAACAAGCGTTCCGACAGCGAACTCATAGAGCACAGCGGGTACATAGTCCTTGACTTCGACCACATCGACGTTCAGGCTGGGAAGACGCAGGTGGGTTCCGACCAGTATGTCAGAGCCTGTTGGGTGTCCCCTTCTGGGGATGGACTCAAGGCCCTCGTGAAGGTCACCAACCCTGAGCGCCACAGAGACCATTTCAGAGCCATCAAGGCATACTTCAGCAAGTCGTATGGGTTGGAGGTGGACGAGACGGGTATCAACGAATCACGGGCTTGTTTCGAGTCATATGACTCAGACATCATCGTCAAGGACGAAAGCACCCCGTTCGGAGGCCTGATAACCAAGCACAGCGAGGAGCAGACTCCAAGCCAGCCATATGTCTACACAGACTACATGAAGCTGAACCTGGCCGCACGTATGATTCGTCAGGCACAGGACGGGGAGAAGCACAGCACGCTGCTCAAGGCCTCACGCCTGTGTGGTGGGTATGTGTCTGCTGGGCGTATGGAGGAAGAGGAGGTCATCAGGGTCCTGTTCCGTGAGATACAGAAACGGGACATAGACTCCGAGGAGCATGCCCTCACGACCATCCGTGCAGGACTGGAGGCAGGCAAGAACGCTCCACTTCGGGACATCATCAACGACGAGAAGTCGGTCACACGGGAACTGCTCATCAACGATGGGGACATGTCGTTCATCTCGTCAGACGACTCTGACTACAGGATGATTGATGACTTTGTCAACGGAAAAATTCTAATTGGTCTGGACACAGGAGACCCTAACCTCGACAAGTACTTCAGGTACAAGCGAGAGTTCGTCATCATCAACGGCCACAGCAACGTGGGAAAGACGACGATGGCTCTGTACATGATGGTCAACGCCAGCCGTAGACATGGGTGGAAGTGGGTGCTCTACTCCTCTGAGAACAGCACGTGGTCGGTCAAGATGACGCTGATGGAGTTTGCCACAGCCATGCCCATCAAGACTCAAAACTACGAGCAACGCAAGGAGGCATACCGCTGGGTCAATAACCACTTCACTATCATCAACAACAATCAGGTGTACAGCTACTCCGACATCATCCTATTCATGGAGAAGGTACGCAGGATTCAACACGTGGACGCTGTCTTTGTAGACCCCTACAACAGCCTCAAGATTGACCTGAAGAACACGGCCATAGGTGTCCATGACTACCATTACGAGGCAGCCTCAGAATTCCTGACGTACAGCACGGCCAATAACATAGCCGTGTGGCTCAACATGCACGCCGTGACGGAGGCCCAGAGACGCAAAGGCGACGATGGTCTACCTATAGCTCCGTACGCTGAGGACACCGAGGGTGGTGGCAAGTTCGTGAACAGGGCAGACTGCTTCATCACCATCCACCGCAAGGTACAGGCCCCTGACATGCAGTCACGTAGGACCACGGAGTTACACGTCAGGAAGGTGCGTGAGGTGAAAACGGGTGGGCAGCCCACACCGCTGGATGAGCCAGTCACGTACGCCATGAACCCGACCATGACAGGCTTCAGGGCCTTGAGCACTGGCAACGAACTGTTTGAGCCCATAGGGCTTGACTTCACGAGATACCAAGTATTTAACGAATGATATTATATAACCATAGCTGTATTATATATTTGTGGTCATGCATAGAAAAAAAGGGTCGGGTACGACTCCTCGTGCAAACACAAGGAAGAGACAGCTTGGAAAGTATAAGTCTCAGTTAGAGAAGTACTGCGCCGAAAGGCTTCAGCAGGAAAATCTAAACTTTATGTACGAGGGCAGGGAGTATGTGTTGCAGGAGTCATTCAACTACAACGGGGTGTATTACAAGATGACAAGGGGGAGCAAGGACCTCGTCAAGAGGAGCAACTCACACATCCTCCCTATCAAGTACACCCCGGACTTTGTAGGAACTGACTACAATTTCGTCATAGAAACCAAGGGTTTCATACACGAACAGCATACCTTTCAGCTCAGATGGAAGATGTATTTGGACTACCTTTGTAAAAGCGGGGAACCTCTCCCCGCTCTTTTCTTACCCAAAAATAAGCAGCAGGTAGACGAGTGCATTAACATAATTTTAGATTTAATACACGATGAACGAATACAAACTCTCGGAGATGTACGCGATGGCCACTCAAAGAATGGCAGACGCGGTAACAGAACTCTACGAAGACCTTCACAATCAGGACGGCAGACCGATTTTCAAGAGGGAGAAGATTTCTGAAGGGATGGCCAAGTTTAGAAAGGCTGTTACTTTGGAGATTGACCTCGTAAAACAGGCTGCGCTTGAGTTCCAGGGCAAGTAAGTTCAAGTCTTCCATGGCCGTAGGCCTGAAGGGAGAAGTTATGTGGGCAGAGCACCTCGAGTCAAAAGGACACGATGTGGTCTTCTCTGACGCTGGGGTAAACTATTGGGACCTTATGGACTCAATGGGGAACTACTATGAGGTGAAGCTTGACGAGAAAGCTATGTACTATGCGAAGAAGCACAACAGGCCTCCTAACATGTTCCTTGAGTACTGGAGCACCAAAAGGAACAGCTTCTGCGGTGTCATGGTGCTTGAGGTTGACTTCTTCGTGTACATAATCAAGAGCTTCGAGAAGCTATATACAGCGTATATATTTGATTACCCAGTGTTTCTGAATCACCTGAACACCACAAAATACCCGTCAAGAGACAATAGTTCCACGGGGGACAATAACGCTCTTGGGTATGTCGTTCCTATAGAAACGTTGACAAAATCTGAAGAAACAGGATTCATAAAATCCATCATTCTTTAGTATCTTGCA